GGAATTCGAAACCCTGCATGACGAGGTCGACGGGGTCGCGTTTGCATTCATGCTGCTGCTCACCCGGCTTGAGACGCAGGGCCTGCTTGATGGTCCCGGCTACTCCCAGGAGCTGCTTTGCTTTGCGGATATCCGCCTTGCGGTTCAGGGGTGTGGCCCTGCGTCAAGGGTGATGCGGAGGATTGCAGCGGAGCTGGACAAGGCTCGGGCTGAGAGAGCTCAAGATGGCTATTGATATCCAGCCCGCCGAAGTCCACCCTTTCCCGGGGCTGGGGGTAGAACTCCCCCAGGAAGCGCTGAGTGGCGGCATTCATGAAGCTGCGGATTTCTTTCGTGGCCCGGGCATGCTCCAGGTCAATCACGGCTGCGGCTTCCGGGTTGTCGTGGAGCAGGCAGCAAAAAGCGGACGTCAGCGTGATCAGCTTGTCCTGCAGGCTGTGCAGCACGTTGCTGGTGATGGTGTATTCGGCGGTGCCCGTCAGGTAACGCTTGAAGGTCTTGCCGGCGTCGCCGACCAGGTTGTCTGCCCAGGCTGCATGCTGGGAAACGACTTCGGTGAGGGTGATGGTGGTCATGGTTGGCTCCAGTTGTTTCTGTTAGCGGAGAAATGGAATGAGCGAAAAAGACGTGTCGGCCTCTGACATAGAATCCCTTGATGAGAGGCTGGCCCTTATCGAGGACAATGCCTGGTCAGCTAATTCATGCTCGACAGCGCTTGAATTCATCGTTGGGAATTTGCTGATAGAGCTGGATAAACGTGGCCTCATCAATGGCTCCTCGTTCATTGATCAACTGTCTTCTGCTGTCGATAAACTTGAGGCTCCTGGACAGATATCTGCGAAGGCGATGCTTCAGCAGTTGCGGCTTCACGTCGGGGAGAAAGGCCCAGGGGGATTCGTTCCTCATTAGTAACTGGCAGGATGGGCCTGATCGGTAAGTACATAGGAATCACGCGGCCATCAGCGTGAAGTCGGTAGTGAGGTTTCATGTTGGCCTCAGGCGGCGAGTTGTTCAGGTTCGGTGGTCTTGATGCCGGCCTTGACCAGGATTTCATGGGCACGGCCGTAGTGGCCCTTGTCGACGCCATTAATGGCGCGATAGACGGCGCTGGGTGGAAAGCCGTTTTCCACGGCCCATTGCGTGATGGTTTTACCCTGGCTCTTAAGCCAGGCTTTGAACTTGGGGACAGTCATGATTAGCCTCCAGGTGGTTATTGAGGGACAGCAGCGGGATTGCTTCGCAGGTGAATTCGCTGTTGTTGTTGAGTTAATTATGGGAACCGTTTGGTTCCTTGTCAACTGGTGTTTTCATGGAACAAATGGTTTCCATTGGAGGGCGCTTGCGTGAAGAGCGGCAGCGGCTGGATTTAAACCAGACCCAACTTGGGGAGACTGGTGGCGTTACGAAAAAAACCCAGATGCTTTATGAGGCTGGAGATCGCTATCCAGACGCCGCTTACCTGGCCGCCATCGCTGCTGCTGGTGCCGACGTGCGCTACATCGTCACGGGCGAACGGGACGGCCCGGCGCCAGAGGTGCTGAGTTCAGATGAGCGGGAATTGCTGGTGCTGTTCCGTGCGGCCCCCCTTGCGGTCAAAGCCGCAGCCATTGGTGCGCTACAGGGCGCGGCAGCCATTCCTACAAAGAAATCCAGGAAGGAAATGGTTTTTCATGGTGATGTCGGCCAAGTCGTAAATGCCGATACGGCAAACCAGCAAGGCCTGAGCATCTCCGTGGGAGGTAAGAAGAAGTGAAATTCGATGGCCCCGTCGGGCAGGCTATACAGGCAGACAGTGTCCAGGTTGTTGTCCCGCCTGGCGGCGGCCGCCTCCTGAACAAGCGGGAGCGTATTGAGCTGAACGATGCGGTGAAGGCGCTGGAGCAGCAGGATGGCGAGCCAGGGTGGAGGAAATGGCGCTTCATACACCAAGTGCTGTGCGTCTCGAGCGTCGACGAGATCCGGGTCGAGCAGTTGGACGGCGCCAGGGCGCTATTGCAGCTGATGACCGAACGGTCTGAACTGGCGCGTCAACTGGCTGAGCAAGCGCTCGTTGATGCGGGTAATGTGGATCTGAGCGAGTCGCGGCTGATCCATGCGCTGCGCGGACGTGTCGCGCAGCTTGAGACGCAGCTGCAGGCGGCACACGATCAGGCCGGCCGGCTCACGGCTTTACAACAGAAGCTGCTTGCAAACGCGGATGCTTGCCCCGGTTGCGTGACGCTCGAGAACCGGCGGCGGAACTGGGCACGGATCGCCACCGTTGTCGGCATGCTGGCCGGCGTGCTGGTCATGGCCTTGGTGCTCAAGTAGCGATGTGGCGGCGCCTGGCTGGACTATGGCGCTATTGCAGAGGATGGTTTCTGTGCAACATCGCGGGCACCCATGACTGGCAGTTTGTCCGGGTCAGCCTGGAAGGGCATAAGGTATTCAGGTGCCGGCGGTGCGGACGGGTAGTTGAGTCGAGATCGGCGGTGCAGCACACGGACTCCAATGGGCCGCCCGCCAACCGTTGATGAGCCGTGGCCCACGAAAACTCCGGCGGGGGTGTTCCTGCGGCTTCTAAACGCTTTTAAAGGCCGGTTCAGTCTGCTTCGTCTGCTTGTGATTTCGGCTGTTCCGGGTTTTTGGGTGCTCCCCGCTTGCAAACGGGCGCGGTTTGACAACAGAATATCTCGTCACAGCCCTGGAGCCATCATGAAAGCTTTGATCGCATGCATCCTGTTCGCCGTTTCGCTGCCTGCCCTGGCGCAGTACAAGTGCACCACAGAGGGCAAGACCGTTTATTCGGATCAGCCCTGCGGCCGTGATGCAAAACATGTGGGGGCGCCCCAGGACCAGGTTACGAGTGCACAGAGACTACAGCGCATGGAGCAGAACCTGAAAGAGCGGCGCGAGCGGAACTCCATCGAGTACCGTGAGGCGGTGGAGGACGCTGCCAGGACCCGGGCCGCGAAAGAACAGCGCGCCCGGGACGCCGAGCAAGCCCGCCGCTGTAATACATTGCAAAGCGATATCACCGAAAACGAGCGGACGGTAGCTCGCTACCAGGATTATGGATGGCACAAGCAGCGCGCCCAGTATGAGGCCGAGCTGCAACGTAGTCGTGATGCCTATGACCGGGAATGCCGGCAGTCTCCGAGCCTCATGTGATGAATATCGAATACTGTTCGACCCATGATTTGTGGTTCACCAGCGACGGTGTATTCCACTTGCCGAGCGGGGATAACTACAGCTGCGCCGTGTCAGTCGTCATCCGCTCCGCGCAACTTGATGCCCCTGTGAGCAGCGAACTTGATAATGCATGTATCGGGGCAGCAGCTGGCGGGCTTGATGCGCTGCAGAGCTGGATATACAGGGGATTCCGCAGCAGCGACGAACGCATCAGCCGGCGCCTATCGGATTTCTCAGACCCCTACTTTGACCAGTTTGACCAGTAGTCCCGCAGTAGAACCCCTTCACCTCTCCCTCCGATAAGCCAGCCCGCCCATCATGGCGGCATGGCACACAAGAAATCCACCGCACTTGCGGTCCTCTCCTTCCAGCTGACGCCCGGTAGCTCCGGCGCCGTTCAGCTCACGCCTGCCGGTCCCGCATTCCGCAGTGCAGACGGCTCCGGCCGGCCTGTAGACGTGGCGGCCTGGCGCATCGATGCCGACATCGCCGCCCGGGTGATCGCCCGGCATGCTGCCCACGTCAATCAGCTGGTGATCGACTACGAACACCAGACCCTGCTCTCTGAAAAGAACGGGCAGCCGGCGCCTGCGGCCGGCTGGTTCTCTGGTGTTGAGTGGCGCGAAGGCCAAGGTCTATTTGCTGCTGTCGTGGAATGGACAGACAAGGCCGCCGCCATGATCCAGGCGGGCGAATACCGCTACATCTCCCCTGTTTTTGAATACGACCGAACCACCGGTGAGGTGCTGTTCGTGCGCATGGCCGCCCTGGTCAACGCCCCGGGTCTGGACGGCATGTCTGCCGTGGCCCTCTCTGCCGCTCTAGCGGATTACCCCACCCCTGATTTTCAACCCGAGGAGGACCTCATGAACGAAACCCTCAAGAAGCTGCTGGCCGCCATCGGGCTGCCGGCGGATGCACTGGAGGCGGACGCACTGACGGCCGTCGCCGCCATGAAGGCCAAAGCCGACGAAGCCGAGGCCAACGCTGCCGCCCTGGTGGCCCTGAAGGCCCAGGCGCCCCAGGCCCCGGACCCTGCCAAGTTCGTGCCCATCCATGCCGTACAGGAGCTGCAGACCCAGATCGCCGTCCTGTCCGCCGGCTTTGCCAAGTCCGAAGCGGACAAGCTCATCGAGTCCGCCCTGGGCGATGGCCGCCTGAATCCCGCGCTCAAGGGCTGGGCCGAGGATCTGGGCAAGTCCAATCTGGCCGCCCTCAAGGCCTATGTCGCCGCCGCCGAGCCGGTTGCCGCGCTGAAAGGCATGCAGACCAACGGCCAGCAGCCCGGCGGGGCCGGTTCTGCTGCTGCCGCTGGTGACGCCGAGGTGGCCGTGATGAAGCAGCTGGGCCTCTCCGCCGAAGAATTCTCGAAAGGAAAGGTTTAAGCCATGGCCGCACTCACCCAAGCCCGTAACACCCCCCAGGCCGTGGGCGGCCTGCAAAGCCACCCGGTCAAGTCTGGCGCCGTCTGCTTCCAGGGCGGCCTGGCGGTTCTGGCCGCCGGGTACGCCACCGCCGGTGCTGTCGGTGTCGGCCTGATCGCCCTGGGTCGCATCGAGGAGACCGCTGACAACACGGGCGGCATCGACGGTGCCATCCGGGTCGAAGTTCGCCCCGGCGTTTTCAAGTTCGCCAACAGCGCCGCTGCGGACGCCATTGCCCAGGCTGATGTGGGCGCCGACTGCTACATCGTGGATGACCAGACGGTGGCCAAGACCAACGGGGGCAATACCCGCTCCCGGGCCGGCAAGGTGATGGGCGTGGAAGCCGACGGCGTCTGGGTCCAGATCGGCATCGGCCACTAACCCCAGATCAGCCAGGCCACTAATCCAAAAGGAGCAAGACATGCAAATCACGCCTCAGGCACTCACCGCTATCGCCCAGGGCTTTAATGCCGCGTTCGTCCAGGGCTTCGGCACCGTTACCCCCAGCTATCAGCAGATCGCAATGGTGGTTCCCAGCACCGGCTCGGCCGAGAACTACGGCTGGATGAAAGACCTGCCCGGCATGCGCGAATGGGTCGGCCAGCGGGTCATTCACAACCTGGAATCCACCGCCGCCACCCTGAAAAACAAGAAGTGGGAACACACCGTCGGGGTGAAAGAAGACGAGATCGAAGATGACAAGCTGGGCATCTATAAGACCGTCTTCAATCAGCAGGGCGAGCTCGCCGCTCGCCACCCAGACGACCTGGTCTGGGGGCTGCTGCCCCAAGGCTTCACCACTGCCGGGTTTGACGGCCAGCCCTTCTTCGATGCTGACCACGCCGGCTACGACCGTGACAAGAATGAGGCGAGCTGGAGCAATGTGCAGGCCGGCGCCGGGGCCCCCTGGTTCCTCATGGATCTCTCGCGCAACTTCATGAAGCCCCTGATCTTCCAGGACCGCAAGAAGGTGCAGTTTGTCCGCAAGAACCGCCAGGAAGACGACAACGTTTTTCTGGAGGGAACCTACCTGTTCGGCTGTCACGCCCGCTACGTTGCCGGCTTCGGCTTCCATCAGTTGGCTTTCGGCTCCAAGGCCGCCCTGGATGCCACCAACTACGAAGCCGCCCGCCTGGCCCTGGCCAGCCAGTTCCGGCCCGACGGTTCCCCCTTGGGTATCAAGGCCACCCACCTGGTGGTCGGCGCCAGCAACGAGGCCAAGGCCCGCAGCCTGCTCATGAAAGAACGCCTGGCCAACGGCGAAGACAACATCTGGCACAACAGCGCCGAGTTGATCGTGTCGCCCTGGCTGGACTGATCGAACCCTGAGCCCCAGCCCCTTCCACCGGGAGGGGGCTTTACCCAGTGTTTGAACAACAGGAGACCGTTCATGGGCAAGCCCCGTATTTCGAAGGCCGCGCCGGCCACCCTGCAGGGAGATGCCTCCGGACTCCCCCCTGTGGGGGGCGAAGTGATCCCCGGCGAGCCCGTGGCCGTGACGATTGTCGCAGGCGAAGCGCCGCCTGATGCTTCCCCCGTCACCCACCTACAGATCCGCGCCCTGGTCGATGGTTTCCGCCGTGCCGGCCGCGCCTGGTCGAAACATGAAACCGTGGTGGCCGTGGAAGACTTCACCCCGGCCCAGGTCGAATCCCTGCTGGCCGAGCCCCACCTGGTCGTGCTGCCCATGGTGATCGGGATGGACCCCGGGTCTGAGGTTTAAGCCATGACCTACGCCCGGCTTTCTGACCTGTTCGCCCGCTACGGCGAGGACGAGATCAACCAGGTGGCGGACACCGACGGCACCGGAACCCCTGACCCGGTGCTGGTAGGTCGCGCCCTGAGCGATGCCGCCGCCGAGATCGACGCCGCCCTTGCCGGGCGTTACCAGCTACCCATGAACCCGATCCCGCCGCTGCTCACGCGCATCGCGTGCGACTTGGCGCGCGAGGGGCTCTATACCGACGCCCCGCCCGAGGTAGTGAAGGAGCGAGCAAAGACGGCCCGCGCCCTGCTCCGATCCATCGCCAGCGGTCAGTCTCGTTTTGAAGGGGCGGCCCCGGCGCAGGCCGGGAGTGTTGATCAGAACCTGGTCGAGATCGTCACCGGCCGCCAGCAGAATCCCTGGGCATCGCCCCGGGTCAGGGGCTGACATGCTGCTCGAAGCCGGTGAGCTGATCCTGGAGCGCCTGCGGCAGAAGTGCCCCAGCGTTGGCGACAACGTGTTTTCTGCCGATGATCTGGCGAGCGTGAAGGAAAACAGCCAGGTCACCCCGGCGCTACACGTTGTGCCCTGGGGCTACACCCCCAGCGATCATGCCGGGGGCGATGTGCTGTGGTCCGAAGTCTGGCTTGTAGTGGCCGTGGTCAAGAACGTGGCCCGGAAGGACCGGGCAATGGCCCGGCAATCAGCAGCTGTGCCTATCCTATCCGAAGCCCTGGCCGCCCTATCGGGCTGGCGGGTGGAAGTATCAGGCTCGGTTTCTTGTTTCTCGGTCGTGCCCGGCCCGCGCCCGATTCCCACCCCCAGCCACGCATACTTCCCATTGGCCTTTGCCGTCAGCTCCCATTCCAAGGGCTGCGAGGAGTCGTACTGATGCCAGCCATCAAGCGCAAGCTGGCCCTGGAGCAAGGCGCCGTCTATCAGGACGAAATCCGGCTGAAGGCCCAGGATGGCACCCCCTACGACCTCACCGGCTCCACCGCTCGCATGCAGATCCGCGACCACAGCGGCCGGCTGTTGCTTGAACTGGTGAGCCCCGGGCCTGGGCTGGAGATCGACGGCCCCGCCGGCATCATCCGCCGCCTGATCACCGCCCCGCAGACTGCGGCGCTGCCGGCAGATGGCGGGCAGTACGACCTTGAGATCACCCCCGCCGCCGGGCCCGATTACACCTGGAGGCTCTATCAAGGCCTGGTCACCGTCAATGAAGAGGTGACCCGTGACTAGCCCGGCTACACCAACGGTGCTGGTCGAGATCATCACCCCGGCTGCGCCGCTGGTCGCAGAGCTGGGAATTCCCGGCCCTCCCGGGCCACCTGGTCAGTCCGGAGGCACGGCCTTTACCCGCCTGGCCGCCGCCCCGCTATCTGCCCTGCGGGTGGTGTGGGAAGACCCGGACGGGCTGATTCACCCCCTGGATTTTGAAGACGCAGACCACATCGGCCTGCTGTGCGGGGTCACGATAACCGCTGCCAGTGCAGCTGGCCAAGCCGTGACAGTACAGCGATCTGGGCCGGTTGATGTGCCGGGGCTGGGGCTGACCCCCGGCCCGGTCTGGTTAGGTTCCAGCGGGGGGCTGACGCAGGCTCCCCCGGTCAACGGGTTCGACGTGCAGGTGGGATCGGTCGTATCGGATCAGCGCATGTACATCGACATTAGCAGTCCAATCAACCTCTGAAGGAGAAATGCAATGACTCAAAAATTCCTGGTGCGCGTGGCGGGGGAAACCCGGCAAGCGACCGCCCTCGCCGCGTCTGCCGGCGCTGCAGACGCCGGGAAAATCCCGGCGCTCGATAGTGCCGGCCGGCTCGATATGTCGATGATGCCCGCCGGCATCGGGACCGATACCGCGATCATCACGGCCTTCGAAGCGCTGAGCGCTGGCGTGTTCGTCAACTGCTTCAACAATGCAGGCGAAATGAACGTGCGTCTGGCGGACAACAGCAACGGCCGTCCCGCCGACGGTTTCGTGCTCGAAGCCGTGGCGGCCGATGCCGATGCGACTGTCTACCCCCTGGACGGCATAAACTATGGCCTTTCGGGTCTGACTGCCGGTAACCGCTACTGGCTGGGCACTGCCGGCGGGGTGATCAGTGCCCCGCTGGACGAGACCGACGACGCCAACGTGGGCAAGATCAGCCAATACCTCGGCAAGGCACGGTCTGTGACCGAGCTCATCTCGACCGACGACGGTTACGTGGTGCTGTGATGACGACACGTCGCCCTCTCGTAAGGTTCTGCGGTGTCGTCCACCAGCTGCCCATCGGCGACCAGGTCGTCGGCGGTCCCTTAATTGGTGAAGTGCGCCAGTTTGCCGGAGCGGCGGAAGCGCTCCAGGACGGCTGGCTGGTCTGCGACCACGCCGAGGTCAGCCGCGTTGATCGTGCGGCCCTGTTTGCCGTCATCGGTACTCGTTTCGGTGCCGGTGACGGGGTCAGCACCTTCAACCTGCCGAACCTTGAAGGCAAGTTCGTGGCCGGCGCAACTGCCGAAACCGGGCCCGGCGGAACCGGCGGGGCGAACGAGGTCAGCCTGGCGGTCGATAACTTGCCTGAACACAGCCACGCCCTGGGTGCCTCCGCAAAACTGGAGGTGGTCCCGGGCGCCGTCGGGGTTGATCCGTTCCCATCTGTTGATCCCTACTATCTGACGGGCGTGACCGGGAGTGCCAATGGACCGACGACCACCACGGCGCCTGGTGAAACCGCAGCGACGCTGCGGGGCTTCGGCGGAGAAACCGATGCAGCTGGCACCGGCCAGCCATTCGACAACCGGCCCGCGTTTGTCGAGCTGCTCTACATCATCTACGCCGGCACCTGACGCCTCGGCCGCCCCCATCCCCAAGCCCCGGCCCGCGCCGGGGTTTCTTTCTACCGTCCCCGTAGAACCCCTTCACCCCTGCCGCCCGCCCGGCCCGTCGCCCAGAATCTACCTGCACATTCGATATTCATCGGTAACGAACACAGGAGATTCACATGGCCACAAAAACCGCCATCATCAACGGCACTCCCTACGTCTCCCTGGTGGGGGTGAATGCGGGCGAGTCCCTCGGTAATACCAGCAAGCTCTCCGTTGCCATCGCCGTCGACAAGAAGGAGCTGCCCAACTACCAGGGCGGGGGCGGCAATGATGATGCCTTCGAGCGTTTCAAGTCCGGCACCATCAGCCTGTCTGCCCGCCATGTTTCGATCTCTGTTCTGGAAATGGCCCTGGGCGGCACTGCCACCGCCGTTGCTGCAGGTGCCGTCGCCGGCGAGGAGCATGAGGTGATCGAGGTCGGAAAGCTGCTGTCGCTCGATCACATGCAAGACATGTCCGCCTCCCTGACGGTTACGCCCTCTGCTGGCGGCGCCGCACTGGAAGAGGGTGTGGATTACATTCGCAAGCGCGCCGGGATCATTCCCATCGGCGGCGGCATTGCGGCCGGTACCGAGCTGAGCTTTGCTTACACCAAGCACAAGCACCAGCGCATCCAGGCGCTGCTCTCCACGGTCACGGAGCGCGGCCTGCTGTTCGACGGCATCAACGAGCGCACGAACAAGCCCTGGGTGGCCCGCTTTCACCGGGTCTCTTTTGGTGTCGCCAAGAGCCTGGAATTCATTGGCGAAGACTTTGCCAGCTTCGACGTGGAAGGCGAAATCCTGGCCGCCGATCACATCACCGAAACCGGCAAGAGCCGCTTCTATGAAGTGCTCGTGGGTGACCTGTAATGGAGCCCCTGGTTGGCACTGTTGAGCTGCCAGGCCGCACCGTACATGTGCTGGAACTGACGGTGGGTGAGATTCGTAACTGGCTGGCGAATGTCGAGGCCGGCGGTGACATGGTGGATCTGGCCCTGTTCGAAGAAATCAGCCTGCCCGACCTGCGGCGCATGACCGATCTGGAGACGCTGGAGGGCCTGACGCCCAGTCAGCTGCGGCGAATTGAGGCCAAGGCCAGGGAGGTGAACGGGGATTTTTTCGGGATGCGGGACCGGCTGGCCCGGATCGGCCGGGCGGTGGCGCTGCCGGACTTTCCCGAACCGTCAGCATCCTGATCCGGCTGGGGCATGCCAATGCCTGGGATTACCCCTGGGGGGTTTTTCGGGCGGCGGTCGAGGAGGTAGAGGCTAATTGTGGCGACGGGTGAAGCCGCTGTTCCAGCGGAGCACCCGGCCGCTATTGAAGGCGATATCGGCAATCCCCAGCACCAGAACCGTGCCGAGCGCAATTCCCGGAGCCGGGCCAAGCAGCCAGGTCAGTAGCGCAACACAGAACCCGCCAGCGAGTATTTGAAGAGTCATCACCATGAAAGCAAGTATAGCCGCGCTCAAGCTTCAGATCACGGCAGATCCCACTGCAGCAAAAGCGGGTCTGCTCGAAACGCGTACGGCGATCCTGCGTACCTATGGTGATGCCCGCACGGCGGTAGGAGAGGCCCGCGCCGCGCTGGAGGCGGCCCAGGTCAAGGCTCAGGGACTGGCTCGGGCCCTGGCCGAGGCGGATTCCCCCAGCAAGGCCATGACCCGGGAGTTTGGCAAAGCCCGGGATGCCGTGAATGCGGCAAAGGCCGCTGTGGAAGCAAAGGTGCTGGCAATGCAGCGGCTCAAGCAGGCCGCTGCAGATAATGCGTCGGCGGTAGCGGCGGCATCGCAAAGAGAAGCGCAGACAGTAGCGCTGCGCCAGGCCCAGGCCCTGGCGGATGCAGAGAACCAGCTGCAGCGGGAGATCCGTGAAACCGCCCAGGCCAGGGCGGCAGCGGACAAAAACACCTCGGCGGCCGCATTGGCCCGGGCCCAGGCGCTGCTGGATGCAGAAAACCAGTTGCAGCGCGAGATCCGGGAGACCGCCCTGGCCCGGGAGGCTGCGGACAAACAATCTGCGGCCACGGCTCTGGCAAAAAGCCAGGTGGGGCTGATGCTGCCGAACCGGATTGCTCAACCCAGTACGGGGGTGGCCGTCCAGAGTGTTCAGCAGCTGAACCAGGATGCCCAGAAAGCTGGCGCTGCGCTGGCCAGGCTCGACAACGCCGCCGGTGGATTCTCTAAAACCCGGGTCGGCCTGGAGTCCATTTCGACGCAGCTGGCCCGAATTCAGAATGTCGCAGTCAGCGTCGGCGCGCTGGCGGTCAGTTCGACATGGGTCGGTGGTCTGGCAAATGTCAGCGACAACTACACGAGCCTGAACAACCGCATCAAGCTGGCTGCTGCATCGCAGAATGAGTTTTCTACTGCCCAGGCCGAGTCGTTTCAGATCGCGCAGCGCAATGGCCAGCAGCTGGCGGCCACCGGTGGGTTTTACGCGGGGATTTCTGGCGCAATCAGGAACATGGGGCGCGAACAGAAAGACGCGCTTGGGGTTACAGAAGCCGTGGCTGCATCGATCAAGGTTTCTGGAGCGAATGCATCCAACTCCGCAGCGGCGATGCAGCAGCTGACCCAGGCCCTGGGTTCCGGGGTGCTGCGGGGCGATGAGTTCAACTCGGTAATGGAAAACGCCCCTCGCCTGGCCCAGGCCCTGGCTGACGGCCTGGGGGTGCCCAAAGAAGCGCTGCGCGAAATGGCGGAGGCCGGAAAGCTCTCGAGCAGAGTCGTCGTCGAAGCACTGCTATCCCAACGCGAAACGCTTGAATCTGAAGCGGCGGCCATGGATTCGACCATTGGCCAGGCGCTGACACGGCTCAAAAATCAGTTCACCCAGACATTCGGTCAAAACGCAGTGGCCGGAGCAGCCGTGGTGGTTTCCGCCATTGATGGCGTCACGAACAATCTGGATGCGCTGCTGGTCGTCGCCACCAATGCTGCTACGGGGTTGGCCGTTGTGTTTGGCACCAACATCCTGCGAGGGCTCTATGCTCAAGTCGTGGCTGCACAGGCACGGGTCGCGGCTGAACAGGCCGTGGCTGCGGCGACGGTACAGTCTGCACAGGCCAGTGTCGCCTCGGCATCGGCCACCGCTATTGCAACCGGCCGCACTGAGGTACTGACGGCCGCGAAACTGGAGCTGGCAGCAGCTGAGCGGGCCTACGCTGCCGCCAGCGCCGGGGCGGTGAGTCGCCTTGGGGCGGGGGCCATAGCTGCGCTTGGGGGTCCTGTTGGGGCTGTTACCGCTGCGGTCATGCTGGGGGTGACCGCGTGGCAGCTCTGGGGGGATAGCGCCGAGAAGTCTGCTGGTCAGGCAAAACAGGGGCTGGCAGACCTGACAAAGGAGCTGCGCGATTTCGATTCGCGCATGAAATCGTCCAGCCGCTCCGATCAGTATGCTGTATTGGCCGAAAAGATCGGCCTGGCCAGGGGAGAGCTGAAAAAGCTGAAGGCGGAACTGGCGGAGCAGGCTCTGGCGCAAGGCGATATCGGTTTCATCAATTTCTGGGTCGAACAGCAAGATGCTGTGAAGGCCAAAAACCAGGAAATCAAAGACGCTGAAGCCCAGCTCGCAAAATATCGTGCCGATCTGGAAAAGCAGCTGGCAGTAGAACAGAAACGCTGGGTAGACCTGCGGGTGCAGCAAACCCAGGCAGCGGCGGGAAAGATTGAGCAGTCGGAAAAGGAGTCCATCGAGCGGCGCATCAAAGAGCAGGAGAAACTGGTCGACGCGGTGCGGCAGGCCTGGGAACGCACCCTGTCCGATGTTGAGGCCAAGCGCGCAGAGGTTGAAGCCCGCTACAAGAAGGCCGGCGATTACACAGCACAGGGGCAGGAAATCGTCCGGCGCATGGAGCTGGACGGATTGAACCCGGAGCAGCGTGAATCTGCGGCACGGCGGCAAATGCGGGACGTGACGAACGACGGCAACTATGCATCGGCACAAGCCCGTAACGCGGCTATCGAAGGCAATGCCCAGGCCTACGAGAAGTATGCCGCCCAGGCCGAAACGAAGCTGAAGGAAGCCTTGCGCCTGGCCCAGGAGGTGAAAGACAAGACGGCTGTCGAGGACATTTCGAGGGAGCTGGCCAAGCTGGCCGAGGCGGGTGCCAAGGTGTCTGAAAAGCAGGCGGATGGACTGCAGGAACGTGCCCAATCTCAAGCCGAGCTGCTGAAACAGCTGGAAGCCCAGCTGGCAAAGCTACGGCAGGATGCCGCTACGCTTGAGATCAGGCTGATGGCAGAAGGTGTTCAAGAGAAGATCAAGTCGATTGCCGATGAACTGGCGGCGCTTGATGGAAAGACCGTTACTACCACCGTTGTTGTGAACCGAACTGGCGACGGCTCAGATGTCGGCCCCCCGGCCCCGGATCTTCCCGGGCGCGCCTACGGCGGTCCGCTCCCGGGCTACGCCCCAAGCGACCGGGCTGACAACATGATCTATCGCGGTACGCCTGGGGAATGGGTGATCCAGAGGCCCGCTGTGCGTTACTACGGCGCCGACGTGCTGGCCGCCATTAACGCCATGCGCTTGCCGAAGTTCGCCTATGGCGGTCAGCTGGGGCAGTCGATGATAAACCGACTGCAAATTCCCTCTTTGCAAACCCCTGCCGGCCGGCGGGATCAACTTGTGCCCGCCGTCTTCAACGTCGGCGGCGTCGGCCGGGTGCCGGTCCAGATGCAGTCATCGGTTCGTGACGATCTCGCCCGTGCCCTCAAGGTAGAAAACCTCATGCGGGGATCTGGCAAATGAGCGCCCCGCTGCTGCAGATCGGCCCCCTGACCATCCCGGCACTGGCCCGTGTTGATCAGCTCTCCCAGTCCTATGAGCCCATCGGTGGCCAGTCGATTTTTCGGGCTGCAACTGGCCGGGGCATCAATCAGCTGACCTGGCAGCTGACCCGGATCGTGACCAGTGGCGCCGGCTGGATTCCGGCGGGTCTGCAGGCCCTTGACTACACAAAGCACATGATCCTGCGCTGCATCGTACCCATGAGCCTCAATCTGCCCCCGGCAACGCTGACCGGCACGCTTCCGGCGCAGCGCCGTGCAGATCATGCGCCCTGGGCGCAAGCCGTGATGCCAGGTGGCGGCCTGGTTGGGGTGCCCATGACAATTGCCGGGGATGAGGCAACCCTGGGGGCGCCAGTAGATGGAGCTCTGGGCTACCGGATCAGCTGGCTGCCCGAGTTTTCTGTGATCGCGCTGCGGCCAAAGCAGGTTGGCGATCCTAATTCCGCGATGTTTTCGTGGGAATTGGTTTGTGAGGAGGAATGATGGAAGTTCGGCACAAGAAAGTTTCTAGCGCCCCCGCCGACGAAGATGAAAGCCTAGTCGGCGGCCCGGATTGGAACGATGAACATGAGATCACTGGCCCCCATATCATGTTCGGCTGTACGTTTGGCCCGGATGGGACTCTTTATAGCTCCAGCGCCCCCTGCACTATTCAGAAAACTGACTCGTTTTTTGATGTTGTGGTCGCTGCCGAGCATTTTCGTGTACCACCTGACGGTCTGATTCAGGTCTTCGTCAATGGCTCTCAACTGGTGTACAAGGCCGGAGCAAGTGCCGGATTTAATGAGACTGGCGGCCAAACCGTCAGTTACTCCTTCGGAGTGGGGATTCGCTCATGGTCAGAGTCATTGGTTGAGACGTCACCTGATGTCGATGACTTCGATTATGTGACGCTGATCGTCTATGCCGGCATTTAGCAAACGGGCGTTTTCGTCCAAAGCATTCAGCGCCGGCCCGAGCTGGACACCGGTCGGGCCTGTCTCGCTGGCGCTACCGATCAGCATTACGCTGCTGCCGTCCGATATCTACGATGGTTCTGCCCCAGTCGCTGGAGGCGGTCAGATGCAGAGCCCAGCGCCGGGCTACAGCGGGCGCACTGGTGCGGTGTGGCGGGCTGTTGTCATGCTGGACGGGGCCGACGTGAGCGGCATTACCGCTGGAGAAATCCGTATCCGTGGGCGGGCCGGTGCGGCCCGGGTAGCAGAGCTCCAGCTCCTCCCCCCTCCTGGGCTGGCGATCAACATCGCATCATGGACGGGCCGCGAGCTGAGCATTGATTTCGCCGCCCGGGGCGAAGACGGTAGCGCGCTCTACCCGGTGCGGGTGTTCACCGGCGTCGTCGATACCCCAGCCCCGGACCCTAACACTGGGATCATCAGCCTGACCTGTACCGACGATCTTCCTGGTGTGATCGCGGCGATGACGAATGACGACATCGACGTGCTTTGTGGCGGGCAGTGGAGCCATGTCGTGTTCGACCCGGTGAAGTCGGTTGGCTGGCAGCGGTCACAGGACCGTATGTCCACACGCCGCGCAGATCTCGATCTCGACGCATGGCGCCAGCCCCGTGTGACCGACTGGCAACTCGTGCCAGCTTTGTCGATTACGGCAGACGACTACGAAGACGGCAGCCTGCAGCTGTCTGTGGCATCCAGGGCCGACCTCATCAATCAGGTCCTCATCGAGTTTCACTATCGCTATCCACGTTTGAAGTGTGAAGGCTACGGGGTCTCTTACACCTATATCACTGGCGAAATGACATGGCGAAAGTTCGTTTCCGACGGGAACCAGATATTGACCCGAGCGGCAGTAGAGTCGGCGCTGTCCAGCGCCGGGGCAACCGTCGCCCAGATCACATGGGAGCCCATTCCAGGGCCGTTTTCTGAGGGGTTCGGTAACGATCAATTCGTTTGGGCTGGGAGCCTGGCCGCTGATCAGCTGTGCCAGGGCTTCACAGCAAACTGTGCCTTTGATTACAACCAGACGGCCGAAGATCAGCATCGGATCACGGTCAAATGCGGCGCAAGCATCGGCCAGGTCGGGCTCAGGTCTGAGACACTTTCCGGGGCGCTTGAGGGCGTCTATCCGGCAGAGGAATCAGAAGCTCGCACCTGGCTATTCAAGACGGCACAAAACAAGGCGCTGGCTCCAAAAGACCAGGTGGTGGCGGTTACAGGCTTCACTGTTGCTCAGCCTGCGACATTGACAGCTGAGACGAATCAGGAGGCTGCTGCGGCCGCCATCGAAACGCTGATCGATATTGCAAAGCGGAGGATTGCAGAAAGCCATCGTGGCGCCGAGGTCGGTTTCACGCTGGCTCTGAACCCCGTTATAGACGGGGCCATGGCGATCCGAGCAACATCAGAGAAAGTTGATGTGTCTGGGAAAGTCGCTGCCTGGGAACATGTGATTGATACCGATTCTGGCCGGGCAATCACGACTGTGTCGCTTGCGGTGTCGTCGTTGATCGGTGTCGGAATTGAGCACCCGGAAACCGCGACAGTTGCCCCGGCAACATCGCAGGTTGAGCAAAAACCGCTGGCGGGTGGCGTCTTCGTTCAATACAACTACGGCCCCACCGAAGACCATCAGATCACGGTGACGTTCCCGGCCGTCGCCGACGAAGACCGTAACCTAGCCGCGCAGGTTGTTGAATCCGAGGTTGATGCAGCCGTTGTAGAAGACCTGTTCGTGGTGACCACATGACATTTCGACTGTATGCCGATCAAGGGTTGTCAGTTCCCCTGGCAGGGTTGCAGGCTCAGTTCCCTGCCTCTGGTGGGGCTACACGTCGAGTCTGTTATCTGGGCTCTCGTGGCCGAGGTAGGCGCCTCGTCGGCGCGACAGAAAATTCTGGGGTGCTTGTGCAAGTGACCGGCCCCGGCGCCACTGCAATACGCATGGCAAGCTCTGCCGCCGGGTTGGCAGCCGCTGTACCTGGCGGAAGCCTGGACCTAGGAACTGTATCCGGAGTCACGGCAATTCATATTGAGTTGGCAGTGGCCATGCAGCAGCCCGGACAGCTGGATGCAACAATCACGATCAGCGCACAGGAGGAAGCTGAAGCATGAGCAAGGATCTGACCGAGGCACTGCGTCAGGCAATGGGTAAAACAGCAGTGGAGGGCCGCTCGACGTATGCACCAAAATCCCTCCCCCAGGCCGCCGACCCGGCCCCCATCCCGGCCCGCACCGGCACCTCGCGTTCAGCACTGCCAGCCACTGATGGGCAAGCTGATTTCGTCGAAATCGACTATGCGCTTCGTGAGCACTACGACGAGCGTCCCATCAGGTCGTCAGACGGCCTGTGGACCTGGTTTATCGCGCCGGTGAAGACCATTCACCTGGAGGGGGGTGGGAAGATGGAACTCAAAGAGCCGCCGCAATGACCACGCCGACTACGCCGGAGCAGCTCGACCTCCCGTCTCTTGGCCTGGGGGAGGTTCCCGCATGGGGGTGGGCGTGGCACGGTCCGGTCTACGATGGGGCGATACATGTATCCGGCGGAGAACCCGTTCCCGTTTATCCGACATATGTCCATCGCGGCTCTGGGGCCGTCAGGAAGATCAAGCTTGGCGATGATGCCCCCGCCATCGCGGTGCCGGGGGGCGGTGAACTGCGCGATTACGCGTTGGTGTCTGGCTGGGGCGCAGGCTCGTATCGAATCAATAATGATCGGGCTACATTCATTGACGGGAACCCCATCCACGCATTTTATAAAGACCCGATATCAGGAAGGGTGGTCGCATGGTCTGTACTCCAGGGGACCAGAATTGATCCCGGTCTGACTGACGAACAACGGCCAATGTGGATCGAGGCCAAGGCCCACTTCGGTGAATTCAGAAAACGGAAGTACTCAGCGAATCTGGAGCAGGTTCAACGTACGTTGACTGATTACACACTGGTTGGTCTGCTGGGTGGAGGGTTCCTCGATTGGCGGTCTAGATTTTCTTCGCAGCTGGCGTATGCGTTAATGCAGCTGGATGCGACCGATGATGGAACCCGGGTTCTGTACGCAGTTCATGGGGTCACAGGCACAGAATCTGGTTTTGGCAGTGTCCTGCCCCCGGCGGTTAGGGCATCCGGAAAGCATGAGCTGGTGCTGACGCTTGCGATCGTTGAAGCTGTCGCCTCCGGTTCACTTGTTGATGGCTCGTTTTCCGTTGCGCTGACAACGATTGCCCCCTTCTCAGCTTGCATCGGCGAGCCGTTTGCAAACACGCAAGCCGGGACCTACTCGTTTACTGAGTGGGGGCTGGAGATAATCGAGTGCGGCGAGGGTAAGGCAAATGCACAGCGTTGGAAGTCAGGTTCTGCGTCTGCGCAGTACAAGGTGTCCGAGTCGTGGGGTATCCTCAACCAGGCCGTTTCCGCGTTTTACAGAGACGGCGAGATCGTGATCGCAAGAGCGAACTGGCGGCGTTGGTTTTCCGAGACTGATCCCGGAATTCAGCAGTCTGCAAGTGGCCTCGGCTGTAATGACAAATCGTCTACCCAGAGCTCATCGCGGAGCATGTCGACGAACTCGGGGGAGCGCTGGGAGATCACGCTCAACGGAGCTGTCATTGATGCGCTCGAGTGGACTGCAACAGCCCAAGATTCGATCAGTTGGACGCACTACGATGATGGTTTGCCGGCGCCTTACGGCGAAACGAGGACAGAATCAAACTGGGATACCACATGCTCTGCTGACGTTTTCGGCGACTACACGCGCCAGGACTTTGGACTTTACGCAGACCCTTTCCAGGGATGGTTTGGCATGCTCGGCGAGGCCGAGGCGCCAGAGCTTAGACCACAAGCTGTTCCGGAGATGCGCACGGCGGCTCAGGTGTTCATGCCTCAGCTCCCGCAGTATGGCGATATCGGCTACTACATCCACCGCTACACCCCAAAGTGCCTCGGGTTTGTCGGGGTTACCCGTGCCACCGATGGCGGAGAGGTGTTCGTGAAAGCTCGGCCTGTCCATACTCCGACCGAAACCCTTCCGACCATCACAGCGCCTTCCTTGGCCTCGCTACCGCTCTATGTCTCGTGGCACCCGGTTACCGGCGAAGTAATCAGAATGAGCATCCCGTGCTCGTGGGCCTGATCTCGTTTGTCCTATGTGCAATTTTGTTGCACTGCGCGCAAACCGTACCCGCGCCAAATATCTCGCACCGCGTCTTTAATTATCTCGCGCGCTTACAAATTCCCCGCAATCAGCCTCTGATACCCCCTGGTGTCGGATGGTTCATCTGCGCTGCTGGCGGGGTGGCTCCGGCCCTCTGGCTGCGCCCTCGGGAAGCGAAATCCCGGTGCAGGCCGGGCCGGGGGTGCTGGGCCCTGTAGACCTATGTTATACATAAGCCCATTCCTTTACTCAGAGACAAGTCCAGCCATGACTGCCCAGGAAAAAGAAGCC